CTTCAAGAAAAAAGTTATAAAGAATAAGAAAAAATATGACAGAAAAAAACTCAGTAAGATTTAATGCAGAGATTGTAAACGGACAATGTCCATCTTGCAGTGAAGTTACGATGTTGGTGAGTGTATCAACAGATTATTATCGATGTGTAACTTGTGGCACAGATTTACAACAACACATTAATGGCAAGATAAGTTATTTGCCAATCATGCCATCAACTAAAGATTATAAAGTATATGTTAAGGACTGGGTAGGTGAGTAAAAAGAAACCTTTATTTGGTGTTAACACGTATAGGTTGCGAACAAAAAGAAAAAGACCAGGTAGGCACAAGAAAAGCCTTAATAAACATACAAAAAGAATGACAAAAAAATATCGTGGTCAAGGTCGTTGACAAACATCCATAAATATCCTATATTGAATATATGAAAGAAAGCAACAAAGGAGAAAAAAATGCAAATAGTATATGACAAACACAACGAAGAATATGGAGTCTTAGAGAAAAAATCTTTTAAAGACACCATCATAGACGTGTCTAAAAACTTAAAAAAGAACATGCCTAAGATGACACCAGATCATATTTTTTATACCGATAAAGAAATAGAGGTTCCTAAAAAAGAAGATTTGGGTGACGTACCAGACATAGGTATTCCAACAGTTCATTTTTATGACAGCGATAAAAAAGTATATGATACTGCTATGTATGCAGGACAAAATGCTTATGATAGATACGAAGTTATAAAAGAAATAAAAAGTCTCAAAGAGTTCTTTGAATTTAAAAAAGTTAAGGGGGCTAACTAATATGTCTAGTAAAGATCAAATAGATTTATTAATAGAAAAAGGAGATCTTTTATCAAAGATACTTGAAATAACTGATATGGAAAACTATCTCGCAGAAAGAAAACTAAAACTAAGAGAAAGACTTGAAGAAATAGAAAATGGCAAAAGAGAGAGTCATAACCATAAAAGTTAAAAGCGGTAGTTCAAAACAATACTCTAACTTATTGCTGGAATTAAACCTTGTAAAAAATGCTTGGAGAACATATGGTGTTGATATGCAAATACAAGCACCAGGTTTAAAATCAGCATTAAGTTGGGGCACAAGTGTAAATGATAAGTCAAAAACAGATTGACGAGGCTGCAATTCTTTGGAATAAAACTAACAATCCATATTATAAAGATCTTTGGTATCGTTTAATTAAGGAGTGGTATGGCGAAAACACTAGTAATACTAATATTGCTGTTCGATGGAACCTTGGTAAAAGAGCGACTCGACTTCAGTCGACCGATGGAAGTGCACGAGTGTCTGATGTTTGCAGACGATCACAGGGAAACAATATCAAAATATGTTGAAACAAAAGGTTGGGTGTTAAATGATGGTAGAGGTACTGTTCAAGGTTTTATTTGTGAGTAGCATTGCCTACGGACCAATAATATTATTACTATTGATGTGGAATAATGAGACACCCACTTTACTGACTAATAAAGGGAAAAAAATAAAGCAGGTGTCTACTATTAATGATGAAAAGATACTATAAAATTAACATTAAAATTTAAGGTTGTCAAGCTGTGGGCACCTCTTTACAACCAAACTTAATATATATACCGTGTTTATTGACTTCGTCTCTACCTATTTCGATAGTTTTGTCTTTTGCCATTTCATAACCCTTAAGTAAACAATCATACATATCATTAAATTCTTTTTCTAAAGTATATGGTGGTATACAGTCACCAGTTGTAAAACTACACATTACTAATATTAATACAATTTTCATTGACAATCCTATAATATCACCTATATTAGGCTTTTAAATTATGAAAGGAAACACATGACTGACATGACTAAGTACAAAAATGTTTCTCTGACGAAAGAAACATATAAGATATTAGAGTCTTTGTCGAAGGTATTATTGCCCGATGCAAAGTTGTCTATATCTAAAACAATAGAAGCAATAGCAAACGAGAAAGCAAAAAAGTTAAATGGCAAAACTAAAGGCAAGTAAAGTAAGAAAGATAATTTGTCCTACCTGTAGAGGTAATGGTTTTGTTTCAATTAAACATTTTAATGATTCTGAAACCTACACTCATCAGTGTTGGGACTGTGACTCGGAAGGAGAGTTTTATGAAACTGTTGAAAATGACAACGATATTGATGATGGTCCTGTTAACAAGTTGCACTAGAATAGAGTTTGATAACTTTGATCCAACCACATCAACACTTAGATGGATAATAAAACATGATAAGTGAAACTGATGTAGCGTATATAGCTGGACTATTTGATGGTGAGGGCTGTGTTCAAATAAAACAGTATGTAGAAAAGAAGAAAAAACATAAGGGTAAGGGTTACCGAACTACAAAAACATGGCGTATAAATATGGAAATAGCCATGACTGATGAAAGTGTAGTATATTGGGTGCATGACATATTAGGAGTTGGTTCTGTTAGAATAAAACCTAGAAAAGGTTTGCGTAAAGACGGTACAAAATTTTTAACACAGTATGTTTGGCGAGTAACTTTTAGAGATGCGTATCAAGTTGCTAGATTACTTTGGCCGTATGCACAAACAAAGTCGAAAGCGATAGAAAAAATAATAGACCACTATGAACCTGACTATCTTTTAGAGGGTAAAGTAGTTGATTTAAAAACATATAAGGAGGCAATGAGTTTAGAATGACAGATCAAATACAAGTACAAATGTTTAACTGGGGACCATGTGTTGTNAAAGTAAAGATAACAGATGAGTTTAAAAAGTTATTATTAACCGAGGCAAGAAAAAATAAACTAGATTACACAGATAAATTAGCGGGGATCTTGGACAAAGAAACAGGNTATGGTGATGAGTCTAAAACTTTGATTGTGCCTGAAATATCTAGGTATCTTGGTGTGTACGATCAAATGTTTGAAAAATTTATTAACAAACCTTATGAAAAAAGACCACATTATATTATGACAGCATTATGGATTAATTATCAAAAACAAAATGATTTTAACCCACCACACGATCATGATGGTAAATTATCGTTTGTAATATATTTACAGATACCAGATGAGTTGAAAAAAGAAAACGCATCCTACAAAGGTAAGTCTTGTGGACCAGGGGGTATACAGTTTGTCTATGGTGATGGCCCTAGAGACTGTGTAACTTATCAATCGTTTTTTCCTGAAGAGAACGATATGTATATTTTTCCCGCGTGGTTGAAACACTGGGTTGCGCCTTATAAATCAGATTGTATACGGATATCTGTTAGCGGTAACGTACATGACTCTGCACCCTTAAATAATATTGAGAAGTTCGTGCCAGAGTACGAAAAAGAAAGGGTCGAAAACGAACAATACTTGAAAGAGTTAAAGAATAAACTATGACGACTATATTTGGTTTTGGTATGTTTTTTTATAATATGTTTTGCGTATTGGTAGCTTTGTTAATAATCTATTATGTTATAAATAAATTAAAATGAAAAAAAGTAATAAATACAACTATATACAAGGTGAACAGATAAATAACAATGGATCACGGGTCTATGATATAGGAGGTTATAGACTTCCGTCTGTAACTACTATATTAGGAGCCACCAAAGATAAATCTTTTTTAACTAAATGGAAGGCCAAAGTTGGAGAACAAGAAGCAGAACGAATCAAAAATCTTAGTAGTAGGCGGGGAACAGCCATGCACAAATTTATCGAATCTCATGTGGAGGGAGTTGGGTACGATGATCTTACAGAGGTCGGACAGGAGGCGAAGCCCATGGCCAAAAAAATTATTGAGATGGGTCTTACGCCAGTTGAAGAGTATTATGGTAGTGAAATTATGCTACACTATCCTGGGTTGTATGCTGGGTCTACTGATCTCGTTTGTTTACATAACGGTGTTGAAACTATTATAGACTTTAAACAAGCTAACCGCCCCAAAAATAAAGATTGGATAGATGACTATTTCTTACAAATTGCTGCATACGCCATGGCTCATGATTACGTATATGGTTCCATGATTCGTAAAGGTATTATAATGGTATGTACACCTGATTTATATTTTCAAGAATTTTCGTTCACGGATCATGAACTAAGGATATGGAAACATAGATTTTTGAAGAGATTGGACATGTATCATGACCTAATTCATGATGAAAAAGAAAAGGCTAATATAAACATAACCAAGGAGGACTTTAATGAGAGATAAGATGTATCAAACGTTAATGAAAAAATACGAGGCAGAAGTGTCTGATGCTAAATTTAAAATAGATACCTTCATAGACCGTACTATTATCATACCTGAGCATATCGATATCACTGGTGAAGTTGACAAACTGTTACAGATTATTACAGACGCTGAGGATAAGATGGCAACATTNAGACAACTTTATGGCAAAAAAGAGGCNTAGACAATATATAAGAGATATCACAGATAAATTAGTGTTGTTNAAAAAAAACATGAAAAATTTTTGTCTTTTTGTCAAAATCAACTAAAAGTGTTGATTTTACTGGCTAAAGTGTTGACAAAAACAGTGACAAAAACTTAATTTTTGACATAAATTTATGTCATATCCAAGAGTTAGTGGTGCCTTCGCGCGCGCGTAAGTGTGTATCACTGAAGGTGATTTATCTGGTATAACTCTTATAGGGGTGATAAAAATATTTTATGCCCAAGAAAAGAAGAAAAAGCGTTGCCTCAACTGGAACTCCCGACATACCTTTTCCTAAAGTCCGAGTGGAGTGGATCGACTGTGTGAGTGATTCGGGCTGGGCTACCGAAAAAGAATTTGATAGAATGCAATTAGCTAAGCCAGTTAATGAAGGTTGGTTATATTCTAAAGATAAAAAATCTATTAAATTGTTTGCGTCTTACGATAAAGATGAAGATGGTTTTACTTTTGGGGATCGGACGATGATTCCTCGGGCTTGGGTGAAGAAGATTCAGAAGTTATAACCTGTCCTTCTATCGTTTTTGCATTTAAAAGAGGTGCATAATCATCTAATATTTGTTTCATTTTAGCCTCTAGTTCGGACTCAGTTAAATCCTCAAGTTTACCAGTTTTTATTATCTTCCTGTCTATGTATAAACCTGCTGCCTTTCCCCTGTTTGTTTCTGCGTTTACAGCAGATGAAAAACTACCTTTCTTAAGTGCTAATTCTTTTATACGATCAAGTTCTGCTATGTGACCCTCAAATGTCACCATATATTTTTGTAATTTTTCTTCTCTAAGCTTTCCAATGTAGTCTACAACCAAAGGGTGTATCTTTGGGTTTGTTAGCTCATACCCCTCTTGCCTACATCTATTAGGACTGAAACCCGCTAATTTAGCCGCCTCTGTTTTTGTAAGTGCTTTTCCGTTATCGCCAAATACTAATAATTCAGCAAATTTACGTTGCATTTCCGTAAGTCTTTTTGGTACTCCCATATTTGACAACTTAAGGTAACTATCCTATATTGTCAAGGTATGAAAGAAGATCGCGGAGACTTAGATTTAACTAAACAGATAGAAAAATTAGAGCTGCAAATTCGTTTTTTAAATGAACAACTTAAATATGCTGCAGATAGGATAAAAGATTTGAATGATATCAATGAAGCGCACAGACAGTTAAATGGAGTTTTGCGTAAAGAGATATATAATTTAAAAAAATCACAATCCGAACACGCCCAAGATAAAAATTTATTGCACGGGTATAAAAAAGTGATAGAAGATTTATCAAATCGATTACAAAAAACAGGTAAGTAATGTTTGTTAGACACCTGCAAGAATATTTAGATAAGTTTACAGAAGGAAATAACGGTAGACGTGGCAATGCTGTAAGTAATGCTAAAATATATATTGCAACAAAAGGTGGCTACTTAGAAGAGATAAGACGAATAGAAGTTCACGAGAGTACCAACCCAAACGATACTTCTATTCGAGTTGTCTTAAAACCTAATAGAGAAGAGAAACTAATTTTACCCCCTGGTTATGTAAAAGATTATTAACCAAAGGTAAAATTATGAAATGGGCGTTGAATCTAAACTATATAAAAAACTTAAAAATCTTTCAAAAGATGTCATTTGGACTAGAATTGAAAACCAAAGCTTATTTGGGACTCCTGATTTATTGGGCTATAATTCTAATCGCACCTTTTTCACAGTAGAACTTAAGGTAGCTAACGGCAACAAAGCTCGCCTGTCCCCTCATCAAATATCATTTCATTTCCAACATCCCAAAAATTCTTTTGTGCTTGTGGAGTGGAAGGATAAGCATCTATTATTTGAAGGCAAGCAAACGCTTGCGCTTGTAGATTCTTCGTTGTCATCGCTTGATCCTATTGTTGATTCGCTTGAAGATTGCGTAAAATATTTGTCTAACTTGTAGTTTTATTTATGCTCTCTATTCCAAATATTTTTGTAATGAAAATTTATGCTAGTAATGTTATCATCACTTGTTTGTAAATGTTCATCATAATCAACTGGACATTTTTCTAACCAAGTTTGAAAGCTGTCTAAAACCTTTTCTTTTTTCCTACGCTCATACGTTTGCGCCTTATTCTCACTATCTCGATGGTCGTGTTGGTTATCTCGTTGTGTCATTATTCATCCTCCCTTATGATTTTATCAATGTATGCATTATCTCTTATCCATTTTTGTGCAAATTTTTTATTTTTTAATAGCTTGTTTTTAGTTTCATAATCAATGGTTACACTACCAAAATCTACAAAATAACTTTTTTGGTGTTCGTCATCTCGTTGTGTCATTTACCCTCCTAACTCTATAATCATTATAATAATATTTAGATGTAGTGTTTGGGTCATTATTCCAATCATCTACATTTTCTCTTAATTCTTTTACAGCTTGCTCTCTAGTATTAAAATATATTAGCTTGCCGTCCTCATCACGCCATACATTTTCAAAGCCATAAACAAATTTAGTTTGTACTTCGTAGCGTTGTGTCATTACGCTATCATCAGCCTTTCTAAAACTTTTGCTTCTTTATTTGTTATTTCTGTTTCAGAATGAACAGATATTGCATTCATCATATGGTTATCCCAAAACATATTATTTTTTAAACAACTACTATCTCGNTTGTTNATACCCCAANANTCTTTACAATATCCCCATTCGCTT